TTCCAGACGTGGCGGCGGTGATACCCGCACCCACGATCAGCCAGATCAGCCTCGCCTGGCGCTTGGCATCCTGCTCCAGGCGGTCCAGCCGCACGTTGATGCCGGGATGGCCATTGCCGCGAATGGCTTCATCCAGCCGGTCCAGCTTGCGATGCAGTTCCGCAAACTGGCGCTCGCAGGCGCTTCGGAAGTCGCTACTGACAGTCGAGTCGCTCACGTGTCCGCTCCGATGTCCTTGGTGTGAATGCGGTAGGTTTGGCGGTACGGATCGCTCCAGCGCCAGCAGCCTTCGCCGCCCAGGTTCACGACCTCATACCGCCGCCCACTGGCCGCGATCACGTCGCCGGCTTCCGGTTCGATACCCGGCAGCGCGTCGGCCAGGATCAGGAAGTCCCAGACTTGGGCATGGATCGTCAGGCCCGACTCGTCGGCGACCTCAAAGCCGGTTTTCCCGAAGGTCGCCTGGACCGTCCATGCTTCTGGCGGCCTGCGGTACTCGACCGGGCTGGAGCAGTGCGCCGTGCGCATCTGCTCCAGCCACTGCGAACCTTGGCGAAGCAGGTCGGCCACGATCACTGCTCCAGCCGCACGCGAACAGTCGCATCTGCGTCGGCGGCAGCCTTCACCGCCTTTCCTAGGTACGGTCCGGCACCCGAGTCATGCATCACCACTTTGGGACTCTCCGCCCAATAAACCTTCGCGCCGGCGGCGATGGTGACGCCGGCATTGGCCAGCTTGGGCATGTCAAAGACGCCCGTCACCGCCAGCGCGCCAAGCGTGCCCGCGGGGATGTCCCGTTTGGCGATGCCCACCAAGTCGCCCTGAACGATCACGTCGCCGGCCGCCACGTCCGCGCTGGTGGGCGTGTAGTCGATGCTGTCGCCGTCATGAATGAACTGTGCTACTGCCATGTCTCGTTGCTCCTGTTCGTGATAAGAGAGTTCTGATGCCGGTTGAACGACGAGGCGCTTACGCCTCGCCCTTCATCTTCACGCCGCCCCGGTAGTCCTGGAGGGCGACGCCGAAGTCGAAGTACCCACGGAACTGGATGCCCAGAACGTTGAAGTCGGCTTCGGCCCGCTCCACGGTGGGCTGCCGCTTGCCGTTGAGGAACGCGACCTCGATCACCGGCAGGTCCGACGGTTCGGCAAGCAGATACCAGGCCTTCGTGCTCGAGCCGGACATGGCCGCATTGGCGAGATAGGCGCTGGTGACGACGGTGAACTTGCCTGCGTGCGGGTTGTCGCTCGGCTTGGGTTTGTTGGCCGTGGTGGTCTCGTTGACCTTCAGGCTGCTCATCAGCAGTTCGGCCTGAACCTTCAGTGCCGGAGGCACCAACAGCATGCGAGGTTCGATGGCCAGCGGGTTGCCGTCTGGATCAACCTGCTCAAGGAACATCAGCTCCGCCGCCGTCAGGCCGTCGATGGACAGCGCCGTGTCCGCGCCCTCCTGATAATTCTTGCGAGTCTCGGTGAAGAACGCGGCGTTGTTGAGGAACGTGCTCCAGAAGACCTTGTTGAGCTTCAATGCGCCGCCGCGACCGATGCGACGCGGAACGGCGGTCAGCGCGTCCATGTCGTCGTTGATCAAGTCGGTGCGGGTCAGGCTGAACATCCGCCCGTAGGTCTTGGCCTGGTTGGTGAAGCTCTCCTCACCGACCTGGGCGTGCTTCAGTTCCCCGTCGGGACCAACCTCCTCGTACTCGAAGCCGCCCGTCAATCGGTAGCTGGTGACCGCCTTGAAGTCCTTGACGCTGCGCGTGGCGGCGATCCGCTGCCAGGCCTGCTCGACCGACTCAAAGCCGTCCAGCAGGAACTTGTTGGCCACGTTGGAGAGAATGCCCGGCAGCGTGAACGTGCTGAACGCCGCACGGAGCACCGCCTCGGGGTCATCGCTGAAGAACCGCACATCACAGCCGTTGGCCCATGCCGCCTCCAGCAGAAGCTGGTGCAGGCCCAGCCGGTTGCGGTAGCGCTTCTCGGCCGCCTCGACGATCTGCTCGCCGTGCGTCTTGAGCAGGTCGTCGCCGCGCACGCCGCCGGTCATCAGCGCGGCGGCTTCCAGCACCTTCGGGCCGCGAGCCGTGCCGCCGGTGTGCGCCGCCGGAGCGGCGGGCCGCGAGGCACGCAGCACCTCCAGTTCGGTGCTCTTGACGTCCCAACCTTCCTCGATGGCTTTGGCCTCGATGTCCGGGAATTTGCCGTCGGTGATCTTGCGGATGGCGGCGATTCGCTTGCTCTCGGCGGCCGCCTGGGCGCGCATGTCCTTAACCAGGTCGTCACCGGCCCCGGGGGCGGACGGGGCCTCCTTGCCCTCGTCCGCCCGCGCCTGGACCTCCGTGTCCTGCCGCTTGTCGGTGATATCCATCGTTGCTTCCTTGCCGTTCATGGTCTGAGGTTCCTTGTCCTGGGCCGCAATACGGGCGGTGGTGCCCGGATCGGCTGCGCTGTCGACGAAACTGATCTCCTTGAGCACCGCCCGACGCACCACATGCACGGGGCCGGTGAACTGCTGCTTGTTGACGTTGACCGTGGCACCGGCGGGAATGAACTCCGCCTCAATCACCGCCGCGCCGATGCTCGCTTGCCAGGGGAAGCCGTTAGCGCCGCTTCGCGCCACATCTCGCGCCCAGGAGGTGTCGCGGCTGATCAAACCTTCGGCCACGAGCTGGCCACCCTCGACACTGACCCGCTGGGTATGGCCCACGCCCTGGCGGCGCTCGTGGTCCAGCCGGATCGGCAGGTTCTGTGACGGGATGTCCAAGCCCGCCAGGTCCACTACGACTGGGTGCGGAAAACCGGCGATCCGCATCAGGCCGCCGGTGTAGGCGACCATGCGGAACTGCGGCAGAGCGCCATCGCCGTCGGCGGCTTGGATCGTCAGCGGTCCGCGCATGGTCACGAACTCAGGCTGCTTGTCGTTGGTCTTCGACATCCGTGTCGTCCTCCTCTTGGGATTGCGGTTCCTGCGTAGGTTGAGCCTGGGCTTCGGACAGGCCCAGTTCCTTCATCAACTGCTTTTCCTTGGCCCGCTGGCGCAGCTCGGTCTCCCAGTCCTTTCCCTGGCGGGCGTATTCGTAGGCCAGCGTGGTGGTGTGATTGGCCAGGCGCTGGGCCTGGGCACTGGCCTCCTTGGCCGGATCGACGTGTTCGGTGCCGTCCCAGAACCACTGGTGTTCCAGCGATTCGACACCGGCCAGGAAGGAGAAGTCGGCCAGCAGACGGGCTTCGGTCAGCCAGGCGTTCAGCAGCGGATCGAGCACGACGCTGTTGCAGTCGGCCTGCTCGACGCGGATGCTCTTGTAGTAGGTCTGATGATCGAGGCGACCGGAGGCGTAGTTGTAGCCCGACGAGTTGCCCGCCGCGACGTTGAACGGCATGTTCAGGCAGCGGGCGATCTCGTTGAGCAGTTCGCGTTTGAACTCGCTGTAGGTCGTGCCCGGCTGCTCGGCCTTGATCTGCCCGAGCTTCCATCCGTCTGGCAACACCGTCGCCATCCGCTTCTCGAGCTCGACGATGTCCATTGGCTCAACCGCCGCCGCTTCGCCGTTGGCCGGAGCGTCGGTGAAGAGCACCGCCGCGAAGTCCGCCGCCGTCTCGGCCGCCCCCAGCACCGCCAGTGTGTAGCGCCGCAACTGGGCAAACAGCGGCAAGGCGGGCGTGATCTCCGGGACGCCTCGGTGCTGACCAGGCCGATCCGCACGGAACCAGTGGATCATCGCCTCGGCGGGCACACGGTCGTAACCATCCAGCGCCGGCGCAAAACCCGCCTGGCCCGGATGACGCCGCAACACCAGGTAACGAACCGGGTTGCCATAGCGGTCGAACTGGATGCCATCCACGGCATCGTCGATCAGAATGCGGGCATCGGGGTTGGCTACGCGGTCGGCCTCGATCAGTTGCAGGTCCAGCTTGATCGGACTGCGGAGTTTCGGGTTGGCCGTGAGCATGCCGAAGACCTCGCCGTCCACGGCCTTGGCCATCCGCATGAGCCGCAGCTTGGCCGGCAGGCGGATTTCCGCTGCCCAGGCGGCGAAGGCGGTCTCGATCAGATCGTTGGCTTCGGCGTCCTCGGTGAGCAGTTGCAGACGCGGGCCGGTGCCGACGCAGTCATTGGCCAGCGTGAGCACGATGCCCCGCGCGTAGCTGTTGTTGGCGACCTCGTACCGGCTGCGGTTGCGAAGTGTCTGTCGCACGTCGGGCGATGCGGCCGCGTCGGCGGAGAGGCCGTCGGCATTGGCCCAGTGCCGTACGTTGTCGGCGTTGGTCGCCGCCGCGTCGTACTTGGCCCGAATGACTCGGGTGAAAGAACGGGCCTTGCGGGTTGTCTTGTTGCCGAACGGCCACATCACGCTGCCCCCGGAGGAGAGAGTTTGACCAGCTTGACGCCCAGGCCCTTGCCCGAAGTCGCCTGTTTGCTGGCCAGGTGCTTGTCGGCCGCGATCTGGTCAGCCAGCGAGTGCTGCTCGATGCTGCCCGAATCGCCAGTCGCCTTCTTCGGCCCGGCGGCGTTGTCGCGGATCGCGTTGTCGAGGTTCTCAGCCACGTAAGTCTCCGATGGCGAGCCGTGCAGGGTCGCCTTCAGTTACTTACCCCGTGGAATCGAGAACTGGCGGTGAGTCAGAGATGAATCAGCAGATTGTTACGCATGTAGAACATGACGGCGGCGATTGAGGCTACCGAGCCATCGCGGTGGTCTGCTCATAGGTCGTCACGCGCCGCCCGCAATGCCTGCACATGCGGCGGCGAAGCAAACGACCACCCCAGGCACGCCGGGTGTAGAGCACACGAAAGTGCATGCATCCGCAGTCGGGGCATTCCAGACCGCGCTTGGACGCGGGCTCCCTGTTGTTGGCTGGCTTGACCATCTACCGCCTGCTCCTTTGCAGTTCAGACAACCGCATACGCTGCCGAACCGGCGCGGTCTTGACGTCCGTGCCCGGCAACACCGCGCCCTGGATCGAGGCAGCCACAGCACAACCGACCAGACAGTCGAACCAGTGGTTGTCTGGGCTACCTGCGCGAATCTTCCACTCATCCACCACGCGACCCCGGGCTTCGGTTTTCACGCGGTATTCCGCCGTGAGATGCTCAGCCAGAAGTTGATGTTCGGCGGGTTTTCGTCCGAACAGTGACAGGCTGCCGGGATCACCCATCGCAACGGCCAGGCGTGCATGGACAAAACTCTTCCAGTAGTTGGTGTCGATTACGACGTGCCTCACCTGGCGGCGGCCCTGCACGTTCGGGATGCGCCAGTGGTGCCCGACCCGTTCGCCGGTCTTGCGCTTGTACTCGCTGAACGGGATGCTGGACGCCCCGACATACCGCCCGTGACTGGGCATGATCAATCCAGCGTGGGCGCTCTGACGGCAGAATTGGTAGACCACGTCGGTGGACTGGCCCCAGTTGGCGTCGATGAGGCAGCGCTCGATTCGCATCTCGGCCCCGTCGTCCCGCCGCCAGCGCCGGGTGAGATATTCGCCCGTGAGTTTCTCCAGGCCGGCGTAGATCGCACCCTCCAGTCCCGCACCAGGAGCCACGCGAGCGAGCGTCTTCTGCACTTCGCGCAGGGTGAAGATGGGACGCTGCTGGTCGGGATACGTGCCGTAATCGACGACGTAGCCCGTGAAGTCGTCCTCCCAGGCGACCACCGCGTGAAAAAGCAGCTTGGCTTGCACGTCGATGAACATCGTCAGGTGACTGGCCCCCAGCGGGATCACGCCCCGGGGATGGCCGTTGGTCTTGGCGGCAATCGCCTCGGCTGTGAGCTGATCGGAATCACCCTCATCCTGGGGCAAGGGTTCGTTCTGGTACTCAGCCCAGAAGGCCCGTTCGTCTTGCAAGCGCAGGTTCATCGCATGCTGGATCGCCGACAGTTCGTCCGCGTTGTATCGCTCGGGCCAGGCAATCACCGCGCCCGCATCCATCTCTTGCCGGTGCTGGCGGTAGAACTCCGTGGCCTCGCGGCCGTCGCCGTCATTGCGGAAGCTGTCGGCGCGAATCTGGGCGTATTTGTCCCAGAGCTTCTCGTTGGTCGGGAAGGCATAGACCAGCTTGGTGCGCTCGCCTTGCCAGGCCGGGTGCTTGTCGCGGTCGAGAATCTGGTCGGCCATGTCGCCGGGGCGGATGACCGTGCAGGGCATGATGCCACTGATTTTCTGTCCCGGTCCGGCCAGGTTGAGGATCGCGCCGTTGAGCGTCTCCAGACGGGCACGGACCTGCTGGTCGCTGCGTGCCGACTCGTCGGTCTGCGGATCGTCAAGCACCACCAATGACGGGCGCACCGCTCGGCCGTCGGCACGCTTGAACTTCATGCCGCGAATGCGGCTCTCGATGCCGGCCACGCGGATGATCGCGCCCGAGGCACGGCTGCCTTCGATGGTCGGCAGCACGATCTCGTCGGCGGTCCAGACGATGCGCGTTGGCTTGCCGTCATAGAGCTGGCCCTTGGCGCGGTTGTGAATGCGCTCCAGGGCGCGGATGGGATAAACGACCTCCGGATAGTCCTCCAGCAGGTGGTTGTTGGTCTCGAATTCGACCTTGATGCTTTCGAGCATGCTGCGGGCGTGCCCGGCGTCCGAACCGATCAGGCAGACAAACTCTCGCGCCCCGGTGAGCATGGCCCAGATACAGGCCGTCTCGGCCAGCGTGGTCTTGCCGCTGCCGCGCGGCATGGCCATCGCAAAGAGTCCGCCGCGTAGCACGGCCGTCTCGATCTTGGCGATCACCTTCAGGTGATCCTGCGACCACGGCAGGCTGAAGGTCTCCGGGAAATACGTCTCACAGAAGAACCGAAAATCCATCGCCGCCCGCGCCTTGCGCTGCGGATTGACCACGGGCGGTATCTCGCCGATGTCGCGACCGATGGCCGACAGCTCGGCATTGCGGGCACGGGCCGCCTCCTTCATCGCCTCGTAATCGAGGGGCGGTTTGGATGGCTCGGGATTATGGCGCGACCAGACCAGCCACGCCGTGTAGCGCAGCAGGTCGACATGCTTCTCGTCGCCGATTCGATAGCCAGCCCGGTTGCGGTGCCGGCGCAGCTGCCGCTCGCTGATGCAGTAGCCCAGCGGCGTGGAGTTCAGCATCCGCGTGAGAATCGACGGCCGCAGTTGCCGAACGTCAATCGCCATGAGCCGCCTCCTTCGCCAGCCAGGCAGCGTAGTGGATCAGGTTCAGCGTGCCGTCCGCGTTGGCGGGTGCGCCCGCCTCGATGTCGGCGCGGACCATCGCCTCGGTGATCCGTCGGCTGCCGGCAGCGGCGAGGATTTTTGCCGCCTGGGCAGGCGTCAGGGCCGTAATTTTGGGCGTTTGGTCGGTCATATCTCTAGCCCCGTGGCCAGCTTACAAGAATCTCTAAGTTCTGTACCCATAAGGGGTTAATTGCCTTGATGTCCTGGCGAAAGCATGGCTGAATGTGGCTGTTGAAAAGAACGTAACGCCAAGAGCCACAAGGAGATAGCCATGCGGAAGCAGCGAACAACGCACGCGATACCCGACGGGACGCCGACCATCCAGCGCCCTTGGCACGACCTCAAACCCGGCGACGTGATCTGGTTCTCCACCGGCTTCTATGAGGTCTTCGACGCCTACCCGGTCAGCCAGGACAGCGTGCAGGTAAAGCTGATCGTCGATGGCCGCATCGAGAGCTACCGCGTCCGCGTGTGGCCGCAAAGCATGGCCACTTGCCGGATTTGAAACCGCAAACCCCAACCAAGGAGAACCGCGATGACAACCATCGAGAGCACCCTCGCCCGGATCGCCAAGGAGCACATGCAGATCGAGACGCTCCAGACCCGCAAGCACGACGCCCTGGACTTCCACACCGTCGCGGTGTGGGAGGCCAAAAGCGCCCTGCAGGCCGCCTACGACGCGGGTCGTGCCGAGGCCCTCGGAGACACAGACGCCAAAGCGGCGTTGATCGATGCCCTCCGCGAGAACCTCTCGCCCGAGGCCGTCGCCACCATCGCCCACCGCCTGACGCCCATGCCCAAGAGCGGCCATCGGGAACTGGACGCGGAGGTGACCTGGTTCGCCACGCTGCTGGCCGAAACCCTCGGCGGCTGGAGCCAGCAGGAACGGATCGTCAAAGAACTTGGCTTTTAAGACCCCCACATGGGCCTGGCCAGCCCAAACTCGGCCAAAGGAGAACACGCCATGAAGAACAGCGATGTTCAGATCGGTGCGATGTACCTGGTGAAGGTCGCCGACAACCTGGTCCCGGTGAAGCTCATCCGCGAGCACTCCAGTGGCGGCTGGGAAGGCGTAAGCGCCAAGACGGGCAAGACCATCCGCATCAAGAGCGCCCAGCGCTTGCGGAGGCGTCTGGCAGACGCGGCCCCCGGGGCGGCCAAGGTCCCGGAGGCAACCCAAGAGGCGAAGGCGGAAATCGGACGCGACACGGGCGAACGTGGCGCAAACGTCGGCCAACTGGACGGCGACGCGGTCGCTATCGGCAAGGCCATGAGCCTGCTGGACGCCGCCGCCCACATCCTGTCCTTGGGTGCCGGCAACCCGATGCGCTGCAAGGACATTGTCGACCTGGCGGTGAAGCGCCAGCTCTGGACACCCCGCAAGGGCAAGACGCCCGCCAGCACGCTGTACGCCGCGATCCTCCGCGAGATCAGCACCAAGGGGACGGATAGCCGGTTCGTGAAGACCGAGCGCGGCAGGTTCGCCCTCAAGGACAGCCAGTACATCCGCGAGCAGGCCGCCAAGGCTGCCCACGCATAAGCGGTCGCTCATCCTATCCCCTCCAAAACAGCCCCGGCCTCGGCCGGGGTTGTCTCAGTCGTGGCCAACCGCTCAGCCTTCTTGCCGGTGAACTCTTCCCATCGCTTAACGATCACGTCGCAGTAGAGCGGGTCGAGCTCCATGAGGTACGCCCGCCTGCCGGTCTGCTCACAGCCGATGAGCGTTGAGCCGCTACCGCCGAAGAGGTCCAGCACGTTTTGGCCCGGCAGCGACGAATACTGGATGGCGCGCACCGCCAACTCGACCGGCTTCTCGGTCAGGTGGACCATGTTCTGCGGGTTGACCTTCTTGACGTGCCAGAGGTCGGTGACGTTGTTCGGGCCGTAGAAGTTGTGGCCCGCGCCTTCCTTCCACCCGTAGAAACAGATCTCGAACGCGCCCATGAAATCCTTGCGGGTCAACACGGGATGCTGCTTGTCCCAGACGATGCCTTGGCTGAAATACAACCCGGCCTTCTCAAGCGGCTTGGGGTAATTGCCCAGGTTGGCGTACCCGCCCCAGATGTAAAACGAGCCGCCGGGTTTGAGCACGCGCGAGGCATTGGAGAACCACGCCAGCAGCATTTGATCGAACGCCTCATCGCTGACGAAGTCGTTCTCCAGCGGGCGGTCCTTGGCCCGCATCTTTCGGGTCGTTGGTTTGGACTTGCTTTTGTCACGGGCCAGGTCGAAGCCCTGATGGTGCATGCCGCGTGCGTCGGCTGCGTCGATGGCGTCTCGCTTGGTGGCCGCCTTGAAGCTGGACAAGCCGGCGGCGATGGCGTTGTTCGAGCG